TTGTTGTGCTTTGGCCTGTGTAGGCGTGGGAGTTCGGTGACTATAGTTGTCAGGATTCATTGCTCCGGCACCTAGTCCCACCATTGCGGCTGCAGCAACGCCCTTCTTGACCTTGTCGGCAATTGGGCCTTCTTCAATGTCTTGCTCACTCAGAGCACCTTTGATGTCGCCACGGGCTAACTTGCCCAATGGCTCGCCAATCACTTTCTTGGCATGTTGGAATGCTGTTTTTGGCTCTGCGGCTTGCTGTGCATTCTTGGCCATCACAGCCTTGGTGCGATTTTGTACACCCAACTCACGTGTCTTGCCAATCATGTCTAACTCTACTGGATGTGGCTTTTCGCCTTCCGCCACACCTTTTTGTTTATCAGAGTCAACTATAGTAAAGTTCTGTAGTTGATTTTTTGCTTTTTGTCTTGCTAACTGTATTTCTTTCTGCTTTGCCGCCTTTTGCTCAGGACTCATTGCATTAAACTGGCTCATGCTCATTTTATAAATCACTTTTGGCTCTGAGCCTTCTCCCATCTCATCATCATAATTATCATCACTACCCATAGGTTCTTTATTGTCCTTACCATAATAGTCATCAGGCATAGGAGGATGTTCATAGCCACCTTCCGCCACACCTTGTTCGCCTAGTTTCTTGCCCTTGGCGGCAGCATTTTGAAATTTCTTCTTTCCATACTTTTTACGACCAATGCTGGCAGCTAGGGCCTCAGGATTGTCGATTCCGCCTTGTTTCTTCAAAGCACTTACTGTTTTGTCAAATCCCATGTACTTTTCTGTCAGTCGGGCTTCAACAGCACTGACGCCTTCTAGCACTGAGCCTCGAGCTTCAACACTTTCATAGATCTGTTTTACAACAGCATCATGCTTTTGTTGTTCTGTGGGCTGTAGTGCAGCCAGTTTACCAAGAATGGTATATAGATTGTCGTCGTGGTGGCTCATTATTTGTTTCCTTTTTGCGGATTATAAACTTTGTTTTGTTGTGTCATTGGGCTAACATCGCCAGTGGGTGTACCGTTGGTGTCTTTGCCTTTGGCTGTGCTGGCGGCCGCAACATTTAATTTACGGCTTTCTAGTTCCTTCATCAAACTGCCAACTCGAGCCTGTCCGGCGTAACTTTGGCCATCTGGGGCCGCCTTCAATTCGGGTTCGGTTAGTATGGCACCTTCATGATCATGTCCGTATGCTTCTGCTTCTTCGGTGTCAACTGCTTCATTCAAATTGCGTACACAAATCCAGTCTGGATTTAAATGAGCACGTTCTTTGATGATTTGTCTAACACCGGTAGCTGTCGTTGGGTATGCAATTTTTATATCAAACTGCCAGCACTCACATGCACCCCATTTGGGAAACTCACGATGCTCTTGAATTGGCAGGCTTTTGACAGCACTCACACTTTCCAATTGGAATGTGTTGAGAGCATTTTTAATCTGCTCCATGACTTCGCCTTTGGGCTCAATTGTGGCCAACTTGATACGAAATTCGTAGGGTTTGTTTAGCTCAAATATGTATGACTGAAATGGTTTCATCAATATAATCCTCTGTTAGATATTTAGTGTAAAATAACTATTTGTTATTCTTGCCCAATATCTGCTTTAATAATTCGTTCCGATCCAGCACAATACCTTGTCCGTCAATGGGCACATCTTCTACTTCTTTGCCCGCATCTTTTTTGACTTGATGATCGTGCTTGGCCTTGGCCAACTGCAGCTGAATCATTTTGAGTTTTTTGTCCAATTTGGCTGTTTTTGCTGTTATGGCATGGCCCAACAATGTGCCCGCTGTCTGAAATATAACACCACCAAAGCGTGGGTCTACATTCATGCCCAGATCCATGAGATCTTCAAACTTGTTTTTGGCCAAATTGGCCAGCTCATCTAGTTCGGCATCGCCTGCACTCAATTGTCGTACTTGGGGAAGAGCAGCATCTATTTTATCTATGGCTTCATCCACTTGTTCAATTATTTCCCGATTTTCTTCAATCATGGATTGTGTTTCTTCGGCTGTGGCTTCGATTGACGGTAGATTAAATAGTGCTTCTAGTTGTTTGGTCATACCTTATTTATTTGGCACGACCCTGGTGAAAAATATCATTTTCAGTGACAACTCTAAAGACCAAATTGTGTGCCTTGCACCAAGCTCTGGCGGCTTCCCATTTGGCCATGTTCAATATGGCAGCAGCCTGTGCTCTTGGACTACTTCCCGCATCTTCTAGTGTTGTTTCTTTTTTGGGCTTGACTTCGATTACTTCTGCGTGTTGATTGCCGGCTGCATCTGTGTATATCATTAAAAAGTCCGGCACATAGATGGTCATTTTGTTGGTAAACGGATTGCGATAGTTGATGTGTATGGCTTCACTGGCCCACTGTGTCACTGCTGGATTGTTGTCACACATGGCCATGAATGTGTGTTCCCATCCTGATCTATATGTGGGAGTCTTGTTACCCACATACTTGGCGGGATTTTGTATTTGATATTTGCCCTGTGCAAACTTGCTCATAATAGTATTGTTCTAGAGACGTACACGCTGGTTCTCTTTGAATCCTTGACTCCCAATATGCTGGTCGGAGCTCTACTGACATTTAAAAATGCTATCAAATAATTATTGAGTTCGCCTTTTGGCAAGTTCTGAAATTCACTTAGCACTGCCAAAGGATTTAGATTTTGTGCAAGAGCCGTATACATGACTGCGGCTGAAAGATTTTTTGCTGTGAGTTTATTGTCCGTGTACTGTTCAAAGAATGCCAATATTGCATCATTTGAATTTGCAGATATGTCAAATTTAATTGCATAAAAATTATTGAAATATTTGTTAGTGTCAGTCAATACCGGACTAGTGGATATGTCGGGACCAGTTATATTGGTTGCTGATGAAATTTGATTTGTTGTCATATTCTATTATCATTCATCCAAAACAACCACCGCATATCCATTATCAAATGAAGGACCATTCCATAGATAGTCTCCATAATTCACTACGTTGGTCCATGCTTCACTAATTGGTTTTGCAATATATTCTGAAGCAAGAGTACTGGCATATTGCGATGCTTTATCAACCAATGGATTGACCAGCTTATCAGTGATATAGGCACTGGCTTTGGCAATGGCATATTGCGTAGCCATATTTTCCACCGTCTTCAATGCAGCACTTGGGTTTGCAATGGCCTGGGCCGCTAGACCAACATATGCCGTTCCATTCTTACCAAGACCCTTTGCAATTCCGCCTGTTATACCGTTTGCCAACGAGGCCGTTGCACTTCCAACAATGCCCGTTGCTGCCGACTGCAACTGCTGACTAATAGTACCTGCATTGGTAGCTCCCTGGGCAAGACTGCCAAATCCCGGAATCCTTATACCACCGCTGTTGGCAATAGATGCCGATGTCATACCAGTGACTCCGCCAAATGCACTGGCAGTTGATTGAGCTTTGTTCAGTTGTGTGCTGAGCAATGCACTGTTGGTGCGTAATGCAGGATTGACTGCTGTTGCATTGTTGGCAAGATCAGTGATGGTGTCCGACACCTCAGCCGATTTCCCCAATGGACTGGGACTAGTGTCGTAGTGTAGATCAATAAATCCGCCCACGTTGTTGCGAGTCACATATCCAGTTAGATATTTTACTGTTTCGTACTGCACTGCCATTTCGTGAGTCAATAAATTATTTTCACCGTTGACATGATCCCCGTGTTTAAAACTTGTGATTATGGGGTTGACCAATTGATATTCACTGAATTGTCCTTGATACAAACTGTAGATGCGTATCGATTGAATGTATTGATAGGGCTGTGTACTGTTTGAGTTATTGTATCCCACTGCTGGGCGTGGGCTATAGCCCCAGTCGAAACTTGGACGACTTTGATATTTGTGCTGTGCAGCATAAGTTGCATCTGCATAGTCTGGATCACGATAAAAGTAACTGTAGTAGTCATACCAGAAACTTCTTACATTGTCTGCTTGATCATCATGAAACACAATGGTTACTGCATCGTAATTGATTTTGTTCTGAACAATATTTTTTCTGTTGTAGGCATTGTGTACTTTTGTATCAATAGTGAACTTGGGCAAAGTTGCACTTTTTACAATCATGCCCAATTCTTGAGCCGCATTGTTACTGATGCTGGTGATGAGAGGATTAAAGTCAAATTCTACGTAGAATAAAAATCCATATTTGGGACTTAGTCTAAAATTATCATCAGTAAAGATTCGTGCCGCATGACGATAATCTCGTACTGTCATCGTGGCATCTGACTTTAAAAGATAATTATTGCTCATACAGTTATTTATTCATTAAAAAACCCGGCTTTTTAATGCCGGGTTGAAAATAGTCGTCATCAATGATTAGTTAACTGACTGTCCTGGAGTCTGTGTAATAACTGTTCTAGTGGCCGAAGCACCAGCTGTTTGCACTGCGTTATCAAATTTGATATTCAGCATAATTTGAGCAGGATCATTGCTGTTGTATGCCATATCACCGTAGTCAACACTGCTCAAGAAGCAACCGTCTAATTCCCATGCTTCAAGTATGCCGGGCATGGTGTTGCCGTTACCGCCATCTAGTACTTCAAATGTCATTTGAAATTTGTAGTTGATGCCAGCAATGGCACTTGACTGTTCCAAAAAGTCAAATTGCTTTTGAATCTGTTCGCCAACTAGTCGAGCAACTGATCCTGTGCTGTCATCTCTTAGATTAACTGATGTCTCTTGCCATTCTGGCTTACCTTGCAAGAATACCTTGCTGTTGTAAACGTCAAGTGTAATTGGATTAAAGTTTACGTTTGGACGCTTGATATCTACCACTTGCTTGGTCAATTCAGTAGTTGGGGTACTAACACCAAAATTGATAAAGTTCGCTCTAAAACGATACTTTAATTTTGGCATTAATAGACCTTGACTATCTGCACTCTGACTATTTGCTAGGGGTACTGTAAATTTACTTAACGATGCGACTGCCATATTATTCTCCTGTTATTCTTATTTATCCACTATCTTAGGTGTTTGCCGCACCCAATTTGGCCACTGTACCTGGATTGTACAATGCAATTGGAATGT